CCAAATCTGTCAAGTCAGTCCTAGAGAGCGGCACCTACACCCAATTTCACGTGATCACCGTCCAGCGGGTCGAGTTCGACGCCGTCACCATCGGCGGCGTCGACATGCTCGCCGCCGTGTTCACGTGCGAGATCCAAGGAAGCGGGAACTGACATGGGCGCGCTTGTCCCCACCATCCCCACCCGAGCAGGCACAGCCGACCCCGGCAACGGGGTCGCCGCGACGGACACCATCGCCCGGGCAGTCTCCGGTCCGAACGGCTGCCTCCTGGAGGTCATCAACGGGAACGCCGCAACGGACAACATGACGATCAGCGACGCGTCGCTGACCACCACCGGCGGCGCGGCGGCCGCGATCGCGCCGGCCATACCAACCGCACAAAACCGGATATTCAAGATCCACAACGACCAGTTCGATCCGGTCACACAGGTCGTCACCATCACGCATTCGGTCCAGCCGACCGTCAGCTACAAGCTGTACCCGATCTGATCGGGTAGGGAAGGCACGCGCCCATGACCCTCATTCACGGCAAGTCGACCGTGGTCGTCGTCAACGCCGTCGACATCAGCCAGTTCACGAAGACCTCCGAGTTCACCCGCGGCGTCGACACCCACGACACCACCCACTACGGCGACGAAAACCACGAGTGGACCGGCGGGCTGGGCGACAACGCGTTCAGCATGGGCGGCACCTTCGACAACACCGCCGGTATCGGCCCGCGGGCGGTGCTGCGCCCGCTGATGGACTCCAAGGCCCTGGTGACCCTGGTGCGCCGGCCGGAGGGCACCGGCGCCGGCAAGGCCCAAGACTCGGTGTCGATCATCGTCGAGAAGTACGTCGAAACGAACCCGGTCAACGACATGGTCGCGTGGGCGGCCGAATGCAAGTGCTCGGGAGCGGTCAACTCCGCGGCCCAGTAAGCGAGGTAACGCGTGGACAAGCAGCAGCTGTTCAAGCCACGGCTGGCCGAGGACACCGTCGACGTCGACGACCTCGGCACGGTGCGGGTGCGGGCGCTGTCCCGCATCGAGGTGTTCCTGGCGCAGCAGGTGATCGAGGACGAGCCCGCATTCGAGCGGAAGATCCTCCGGTTCGGCATGGTCGACCCGCAGCTGACCGAGGCCGAGGCCGGACGCTGGCAGAAGGCCAGCCCCGCCGGCGAGCTGCAGCCCGTCCTCGACAAGATCCGCAAGCTGTCGAAGATGGACGATGCTGCGTCCAAAAGCGGCGTACCTGATGTTCGAGACCAGCCCGGACCTGGAGTTCGATCACTTCCTGGCGGCGAAGCTGGGGATGACGGTGGAGCGGATGCGGCAGGAGATCTCTAGCGCCGAATACGTCGACTGGGGCGTCTACTACGACCGGATCGCGCAACGCCTCGAGTTGGAACGACTGAAGGCGGGAGGGTAAGGCGATGGCGGCGACGGTGACGCTGACGGTCGCCGGGCTGGTGGAGTTCTCCCGCGCCCTGGACGGGCTAGACCGCTCGCTACCGAAGGCGCTGCGGCTCGCGCTGAACACGTCCGCCGACGTGGTGATCGGCAAGGCACAACCGCGGGTCCCCACCCTGACCGGCCGGGCCGCCCGCTCCATGCGTCCCCGCTCGACCCGCAACGCGGTGCGGATCACCGCCGGCGGCGACGACGCGCCGCACTATCCGTGGTTGGACTTCGGCGGCCACGTCGGGCACCACGGCACCGCCGCCCGAGCGTTCCTGAAAGAGGGCCGCTACCTGTACCCGTCCTACTACGAGCTGCGGCGCAGCGGCGAGTTCGACAAGGTGCTAGAACGCGAGCTGCGCAAGGTCGCCGCCCAGGCCGGCCTGGCGGTGAGCTGATGGCCGGTAAGAATCAGGTCACGCTCACCTTCGCCGGCGACGCCAAGCCGCTAGGCGACACCGTCGAGCAGGTCGACCAGTCGACCAAACGGATGGGCGCCGGCTTCGCCAAGCTCGGCCGCTCCCTCGAAAAGGACATCGGGGTCCGGGTCGACAAGGTCGGCGGCGGCCTGAACCTGCTCTCGAATTTCATCGGCGGGCCGCTCGGCGGGGCGCTGACCGCCGGCGCGTTCGCGTTCGACACCATGTCGACCGCCCTGTCGATCGTGTCCCTAGCCAATATCAAGGCCGCGGCCGCGTGGACCGTTCACAAGGCCGCGGTGATCGGGTCGACGGTGGCCACGTGGGCGCTCAACGTGGCGATGCGGGCCAACCCGATCGGCATCGTGATCACCGCGCTGACGCTGCTGGCCGTCGGCCTGGTGCTCGTGTGGAAGCACTCCGAACGGTTCCGCGCGATCGTCACCGGCGCGTTCTCGGCCGTGGTCGGGTTCGTGCGCCGCAACTGGCCGCTGATGCTGGCCATCCTCACCGGGCCGATCGGCCTGGCCGTGCTGATGATCATGAAACACAAGGACAAGATCCTCGGGTTTTTCCGCGGGATCCCCGGCGCGGTCAAGGGATTCTTTGTCGGGCTGGCCGGGATCATCACCGCCCCGTTCCGGGCGGCGGTCGACGGGATCCGCAACGCGTGGAACAACACCATCGGCGGCAAAGGCTTCACCGCCCCCAGCTGGGTGCCAGGCATCGGCGGCAAGGGCTTCCACATTCCCCGCCTACACCAGGGCGGCACCGTGCCCGGCCCGCCCGGCGCCGACGTGCTCACGATCCTGCAGGCCGGCGAACGGGTGAAGCCGGCCGGCGGCCGCGGCGACCGGATGGTGCTCGAGCTGCGCTCCAGCGGCGCCGGCATCGACGACATGCTGCTGCAGCTGCTCGCCCGCGCTATCAAGGTCCGCGGCGGGAACGTGCAGCTCGTGCTCGGCGGCCGCACGTGAAACAGCTGATCACCGTCGAGCTGTTCTACGACGGCGTGTGGAACCCGGTGAAGGTGTACCACCGCGACCAGATCACGATCACACAAGGCCGGGCCGACGCCGACTCGTCCGGGCACACCGCCAGCGCCAAGGTGACCATCGACAACCGCGGCGGCGCCTACAGCCCGCGCAACCCGGAAGGCCCGCTGTACGGGAAGATCGGCCGTAACACGCCGCTGCGGGTGCGCCTGGGCGCGTCGACGGTGCGGTTCGCCGGAGAGGCCGCCGCGTGGCTGCCAGGCAGGTCGCTGGACGGCCACGACGCGTGGGTGACCGTGACCGCCAACGGAGTGTCCCGCCGGCTCGGCCAGGGCGCCACACCGCTGCGCACGGCGCCCTTCGGCGAGATCACAACCGTGTCGCCGGCGGCGCAGGCGTACTGGCCGCTAGACGAGGGCACTCTCGCCGACTTCGGCCGGCCGGTCATCGGCCGGCACGTGTGCACCTTCCGCGAGTCGGCCAAGGCCGCGATCAAACCCGGCGAGGGCGTACTCGCGGGGTGGCTGGGCTCGGGCGTGCGACTGCTCGGAAATGCGCTGGCGCCCTACGTCCAGGGAACCGTGGCACCAGGCGCGGCCACGTTCAGCCAGTCCGCCGAATGCGTGTTCGCCGACGGGGTCGGCGTCTGGTCGCTGTCCTCCTACTCGAGCTCGGGCGACCGGATCTGGCGGGTCCGGTTCGACTCGGTCGCCGGGCAGGTGTCGCTACGCCGCCGAGACGCCGGCGAATCCTCGGCCGAGACGACCACCGACACGATCACCCATTCGAGCGCCACCGACCGCGGGCTACACCATGTGCGGTTGCTGCTCACCGATCTCGGCGCCACCGTCAACTACCAGGTGTGGATCGACGGCGTGCTCGTGATCGGACCGACCGCCACCGGCGAATCCTCAGCGCTCGGGCTAGGACGGATCCGGTTCATAGGCGAAACCGCCGCCGGATCCGCGGTCAACGTCGGGCACCTGTGCGGCATGATCGGCAACCCGCCCAGCAGCGGCAACACCGCCCGGGCGGCGTTCGGCTGGCAGGGTGAGACAGCCGGCGCCCGGATAAGCCGGCTGTGCGGCGAGGCCGCGGTGCCGTTCACCTTCACCGGCACCCTGGCCGACAGCGCCCCCCTAGGACCGCAGCACCTAGACAAGCTCCCCGATATCCTGCGCGAGGCGGCCGACACGGACCTGGGCATCCTGTACGACCGCCTCGACGCGGTCGGCCTGCACTACCGCACGCGGCGCAGCATGGCCAACCTGGCGGCCGCGCTGACACTCAACTTCGCCGGCAGGCAGGTCGCCCCGCCGCTGGAGCCCGCCGGCGATGATCTGCCCACCCGCAACGACGTGACCGTCACCCGTCGCGGCGGGTCCAGCGAACGCGCTGTGCAGCTAACCGGCCGGCTGTCGACCGCGGCACCACCCGCCGGCGTGGGCACCTACGACGAGCAGGTGACGGTCAACGTCGCCGGCGACGGCAAGATGCTCGAAGACCAGGCCGGCTGGCGGCTACGCCTGGGCACCGTCGACGAAGAGCGGTGGCCGCAGCTGTCCGTAGACCTCGACGCCAACCCGTCGCTCGCGGCCGCAGTCGACGCGCTACGCGTGGGCGACCGGGTCGCCGTG